GCCATCATCTTCCTCCACTTTTTTTGCAAGGTCTAAAATTAGTTGCACCGCAAAGTCAAGTCCTTGAGTGACCCCGCGTAGTCTGCTGTACTCTTCTTGCGGAAGAGCCTGTCTAATCACTTCATCCTTAATAATCTCGCGCTGCTCTTTAAGTTTCTTGGTAAGATACTCAGCAGCGTCAGTCGTTTGCATTTACTACTCCTTTGGTTTCTTTGATTGCTCCCGTTGATGTTCTATTGTTGCTACATGTTTCAGCGCATCAATAGCCATTTTTGATTTCTCATGTTTTGCATCTTGTTGGCGAGAGCGTACATCTACGCCCAATTTTGCGCCTTCAAACTCTTGTTTTTGTCGGTGTTTCTGCACATCAACTCCAAGTTTCGCGCCTTCCAACTCATGCTTACCAATGATATCTTTCTCGCGCAGTCGCATATCATCGGCTTTACCTGATGCGTCAATGAGGTCTTTTTGCTGTTTGCGTTTAGCTTCAGCTTGTTTGAGCTGTGAGTCCAACTGGAACTGCTGGGCTTTAATCTGCATCTCAAGTTGCTTGACCTGAGACTCCAATTGCATCTGCTGTTGTTTGAGCTGTAATTCAGCTTGTGCTTGCTGGCTTTGTAACTGCATTTGTTGCTGTTTAAGCTGCAATTCTTGTTGCTGCATCTGAATGATGGGGTCTTGCATTTGCTGCTGAATCTGCTGCTGTTGTTGCTGAGACTGATTCTGCTGCAATAGTTGTTGAGCAGCCATCGCTGACAACATTGCCATCTGATTCTCTTGCTCCGGCGGTAGGTGACCTACATCGTCGTCATCCGCTGACGGGCCTTCACTGCCTCCACCCAATGCTGATTTAGGCGGCGGTGGTAATACAGCCCCTAACTTCTCTTGGATTTGCAAACGGTACTCGAACGCAACGTGCTCCATAATGTGAGCCGCGCCCGCTGCCATAATTGCTTGGGCTTTGGGGTTTTGTCCGACAATTTGCATAATCTTCGGGTCTTGCATAGCAGCCATGTGAACTGCTAAGTGTGATTTGTGGTCTTGATACAAAAAGGCTTTGACGGGCTTACCGTTCATAATAGCCATGTTCTCAGATACAGGATCCATTGGTTTAACGTCATCTTGCAACGGAACAATCTTGTCAGCGTTATTAACGCCGAGCGTTTCAATCATTTGCCGATGAAGATACGGTAGATTGTATATCTGAGGCGCAGCTTGAGCAAGCTGCATAATAGCTTGATACTGTATGACACGCTGCGCCATAGTCGCCGCATTTGGATCGGATACAGGCAGCACGTTAACCATATCGTAGTCAGAGCGCTTGGCACCACGATCTCCAGTCTCAGGATCATAGTCGTAGTCCTCTGGGGTGTTATCACGGATGATTTCCGCAAGCAGTTGAAACTCTTGCTTCATCGTGTAGTGGATGCGGGCCTGTACCGCTGTGGAGACCTTCAACACCCGCTCTAAGATCGCTAACGTGGTTCCTACCGGCGCGTTAGCCGACATATCCGACACATTAAGGTCAGCCGTAGCCGCGAATTGGCGACCGTCAGCAACAACTTTGTCCATCAATGCCATCAGAACCTGACTTGGTTCCTTGTACGGCAACATTAAGATGTTGTCACGAATAGCGCCGCTCGGCAGGTCTACATCTCGGAACTCTCCGGGTGCGATGGGTGTGTCGTCGCCTTTAACACGGAGTCCCTTAGCTTTAAGACCGCCGGGTAGATTTGACAAAGTACCTGCGTCGATAAGTTGTCGGAGTAAGGAGGTCGCAGTATGCGTGTGACCCCCGATGAGGTGTATAAGACCGAAATTATAGAATCCGAACCCCGGTATGTAACCGTAATGTGTGAAATGTTGTCGACGGAGCTTGAGCTTGTCGTCTTCTTTCCAGTTGCGTCTGATGGCGAGAATGGTTGAAGTTCCTTTCTCAATTGTGACGACGTAGGGAAGGGCAATTCCAGTTGGGTTTCCAGATTTGTCAACATCCTCATATCCCTCCAAGTCTAAGTCAACGTGCATCTCAAGAAGCTGATAGCGGTCGTCTCTCGACGCAGACATGCCTTGCTCTTCGGCTTTCTGCTTCTCAACTTCGTCCATCACCAATACAGGGTCGCCCAGATCAACATCAAGGTAGAACCCGGCTACTTGTAGCTTACGCAGTTCATTCTTGGTCTTACGCATACGATGCGTAACACGTTCGGCAGTGCTGATGTTAGTAGCACCATAAGGCACGATGATGTCTTCGGCTGGGATAAACGGTGCTTCAGGGAGACTAATTGCTGGGTTGAAATAAATCTTTTTAAATGCGTTACCGGATATGGCAGTTGCTAATAACAGTCTCTCGTGCTCAGGTCTGTAGTCACGCATCTTTTCCGTCAGCGTGTAGTTCATATCCGCTTCAACACGTTGAGATGCTTGCAATGTCTCTGGAGTTTCTTTGCCAATAATTTCGGTACGTACCGGCCCTGCGGCTGGGAAGGTCTCCATAATGAGTTCGGCTTGGAACTTAACCGCTGACTCCATCAGCAACGGATGGAATACGCCAGACGCGCCCGCCCAAGGTTCGCTACGCTCTTCATATTTGAGGCCAAGTAACTTCAGCCCTTTAATATAGATGTCGAGCCAGTCTTTCCGGCTACGCATATCATCTTCAACATCTTCCAACAAGTCATACGCTAAACTCTTAAGCGTAGCTTCATCAATCACTTCCGCAAGGTTGGCATCGAAATCAGCCTCTCGCTTTTCCATGTGCATCTCAAAGCCGGGGCCTGAAATATTTACTTCTTCAGGGTCAATGATCTCGACCTCGATTGGTTCCGCTTCTGGTAACGAGCCTAACCCTTGCGGGGCTTCATATAATGCTTTGTCAATACTCATTAGTAATATCCTTTCCGTCTACTTGACTTGAACCACTTAATTTCTTCTGGCTCATCATTGGGCAGCCGAATAAAGCCGCCTTGTCTAAAACGTAATAAAGCAAGAGTAGTAGAGTCAACCAAGTCATCATTTTTACCTGCTGGGAAGTCGTTGCATTCCTCAATCACTTCTCTAGCCCATCTACGATCAGGTGCATACACCATCCCGGATTTAAACAGGTCTGATATAGCGTTAACTCTGGCTATCTTATCTTGTCCTTTGCCCGGTGTAAAATCCCACACCGGAACGCCCATTCTACGCATCTCTTGGTACAAAGTCGCGCCGTTGGACTTCTTTTCGACGATGAACGTATCGGGGTTCCATTCCTTATACTCCCGAAGTACAAGCTCTTTAAGCTCTGGATACTCCAACCGCTCCTTGATTGCGTTCAGCAAGATGATGTTGTTCATCTTGGTTTCTTCGTTGTAGAACACCCCCCACGTCAACAACGCATTGTAGTCCGCACGGGTATTGGCTTCCTGAGCCGCGTCCAGACTCATAATAATGTACTCACACTGGGGAGGCTGATCCTTTTCCCAGACTAGCCACCACTCACGCTTAATAAGTGCGCCCTCTTCCGATGTCGGCTCCTGCATATACTGGGCTTGCCAGTAGCGCGTGTCCATTGAGGCTTTTTTAGCCAACAACTCATCCAATGACCAGAACTCAGGCCACAGGGGTTTATCATTTAAAATGGCAGGAAACTCAACGACTTCCCACTCGTCCGCGTCGTCATTCTTCATCATGTGGTCAATAATCTGCCCCGTAAGGTCGAGCTTAGACCACCGCGTCATCACCACAATGATCGCACCCCCCGGCATCAACCGCTGAATCGGGCCTGACTGGAACCACTCCCACGCTGGCTCGAACACGTCTGGTCTGCCCTGCTTTGCCTCCTGCTCGGAGTGAGGGTCGTCAATAATAAAGAGGTCAGCACCCCGACCTGCCAGCGCACCGCCGACACCGATGGCAAAGTATTCGCCCTGCTTGTTTGTTCCCCAACGCGAGGCCGACTTGGAGTCTGCTTGCAACTCAACCTCTGGGAATATCTCTTTGTACACATCGGAGGCTACCAAGTTTCTGACTCTTCGCCCGAAGTTCACCGCCAAGTCTGCGGTGTGGGATGCCATGATTACCTTCTTATGAGGGTACTTCCCCAGAAACCACGCCGGTGCCAGATAGCTGATCATCTCCGACTTACCGTGACGCGGTGCAATATTCACTATAACCCGCTTCTTAATTCCCGCCGCGATGTCCTCGAAAATCTTAGCCAATCTATAGTGGTGAGGGCCTACGATGTAGCCCGGATAGACATGTTTAATAAAAGAGATAAAGTTATCTTTGGAACGGTCTATGTTGGTTTTCTTGTACCAATCCACCAGCAAGGCGGCGGTCTTGCGTTTTTGCTCCTCGTTCATCTTGGGCAAAGCGGCCTTTAGTTTGGCTACGTCGGCAGGGGATAATTTACGCGCCGCACTCATTCAGTATATTCCCCTTCCTCATCGGGAAGTTGCTCCAACATTCCGTCTATATCCTCAACCGGCTCGCCATCCTCAATCACTTCGTAGTCAATGTTATCCAGAATGGTAATGAGTTCTTTCTCGACTTCCTCGATAGGCTTAATAAGATGGGTAGTCTCCGTTCGTTTCTTGAAGGCATCGACCCCGTCGATCTCGCCCAGACTCTTTAATGCTGCAATGCGATCTTTGGACGACTTGGAATACTCGACCTCGAATATCAGCTTATTGACTATGTAATGTTTAAGGGAAGAGAGTTCTGGGACTATCTGGACACTGTTTGCCTTGACCAACTCTGCCAGTATAAGGATGGAACCATTTGAGAATTTATCGAAGTCCGGCACAAAGTCGGGGTTGGCATTGACGTGGGCCATGAGTTGTCTGGCCTTGATCTCGTCTTCTTCGTCCGTCTCAATTGTGGTATTGGTTAGTTCTGCAAGTAGCTTTAATGTCCGCGCCCGCATTTCAATCTCTTCGCGGGGGGATAAGTCTAAGTCTATGTTCGTTGCGCTACGTGGTAGCGGTACTGATTCATCTATTTCAGGAAGTAGCTGTTGCATGGGGTCTCCCAAGTTTGTTGAATTTATACACAAGTGATATACAAAATGCAAGGGGAGGTAAGGAATCCTATAGGGGGGTGTTTCCTATATGCAGGGTGTAGGGGTTGAGGTAAATGCGTTTTTTGAGGCTTCAGTGGGGTAAGGTTTTAAAAAATTCTGATCGTTTATATGTATTCGAGAGTCTGGGGTCGGCCCGCAGTCCCTTTGCGCTTTTGGGGGGTCGGGGTATAGTGGGGTCGCGCCAATAACGCCCATTTTCGTAAGTTTTTGATTTTATTAG